GACCATCATCCAAGCGGCGTTCGCTGGGCCATATGACGTGGTCTGTTACAACTTTTCGCTCCACTACATTTTTGAAAATGAATTAACCTACAAAAATTCAATCAAGGCTTTGGGTCTCTCTGTGAAACCCGGAGGTTTGTTGATAGGCATCACACCCGACAAGGACCGTGCAGAGTCCATGGTTGACGAGTTTGGTCACTTCAAGGATCAATTAGGAAATGAAATTGCATGGCTTCGTGGAGGGCGGAGATTGATGGTGCGTCTGATTGACGGCCCCTTCTATGCAGACGGTGGTCGTGAAGAGCCGACCCTCTCTCCTATCCAACTCATTCAGGACCTTCAAGAGGTGGGTCTTAATCTCGTGCAGTGGGAACCTATGATAAGCAGACCCAATGGGATGATTTCGGATTTATACTCAAAATTCGTTTTTAAAAAAATTGAGTAATATCAGGATGTGGGCGTGGATCACTTTACTAGTGACCATGGTCATCGTATTTTTCATAATTTTCACCAATAATCAGGAACCACCTATGCTTACGGAAATCAAGCAAAAATACCGGGCCATACTGGATATGCTTCGCCAAACAGGCGACCCGATGTGGAAGGGGGTCCTCAGACCATCAATTATCACTGGTATGAAAGATTGGTCAAAGAATAAGGGACCTATTGGGTCAAACGTGAACAAGGGGTATGAAATTTACATCTGCCTGGATGGAAACGATGTAAATTCTGCAATGTATGTGATGATCCATGAACTGGCACACATGTCCGTTCCAGAATACGATCACACGACTAAATATTGGACAAATTTTTCAAAACTCAAGAAACTATGCATTGACAACGGGTTCTATACAGCCTCCAGCGTTCGCACCTACTGTGGTGACGTCATCAAAGATGATCATTAAACCTTGTCGGCAATGAACTTCTTGGCGAAGTAAAACACGATGGCAGCCACGAGCGCCGTCACAACCAGGCCCGTCAGCGAGACGTCACCAGACTCGCCGACGAACTTGGGCACCATGGTGCGCATACGTGACTGCACGGGCTTGGAGAAGGCGATGATCGCCGCCACGCCAGCCAGCGCCGCCTGGAACTGCTCGTCGGTGAGACCGAACGGATTCTTTGATACGCGGCCCCCGGACTCGGACCCATCTTCGCCATTCCGCTTGCGCGCGGCCGATGGCGCCTGCTGTGGCTGAGCGTAGGGTGAACCCATCATCTCGTTCTGAAGCATCTGACCTGGACCTGCCATGACTTCCTCAATTGGAGTAGAAAAGTCCGCCATTTGAGATTCGTCAACGTTTTTTTCTGGCGGAAAATTCTTCAACAAACCGGTCGGGACTGACTTGTTGTTTGGGTCCTTGTTGAGGGCCGCCCGGGCGAGCTCTTCGTCAACCGTCATTTCAGGGGCCTGCTGAATAGGAGAAGACATGGTGTCTACACTAGGATCATAAGTCAACATCTGTTGTTTTCGGGTAAAAAATAAAGGAGCCAAGGGCGCGCTACTTCTTCTTGACGACGGTTACCACGCCCCCTTTGCGCTTCACGACGGGCTCCGCCGCCTGCCTCACCACGGCCCTGGGGTTGTAGTGACGCTGGTGATACTGCCAAAACGCAGGACCACCGACATGGAAGTTGCGGCGGATAGGCGCCTTGTACCAGAACACGCAATCTGTTATTTTATTAGACTTGGACGTGTTATCAAGCACTAAACACTCGTAGTTTTCTGTACAGGCGTCCATAACCTGACAAAACTGGTCAAAATTTGGAAACACCCCAAAGAACGCCTTGTAGAGGTTCTCACGGTTCTGTCGGACGTTGTCACGAAGGGCAAAGACATAGTCAACATTGGTGCGAATCATAGGGGTCATGTCCATGCAGTACTGGGTCGTCATCATAAAAAAGATTTTCCAGTGCCGCCCGTTCATAAAAAGCTGCCGAATCGCAATGTCGCGCATGAATGCCCTATCGTACATACAGTCGTCCATGAGTATGAAAACTGGATTGCACCGCCCAACGGCCAAGAGCTTCTTTTGGCGTTCAATAAGCCTTTCAAGCGCATCACGGTTATAATCTCCAAAAACAAACAAGTCTGGAATAAATTGTTTGTAGTACCCGTTGCCCTCCTCCGTCCCTGACATGGCTATGCCTGCTTGAAGATGGCGCTTGTGCCACAGGATGTCTGTAACCAGCGTACTCTTGCCAGTGCCTCTTTTGCCTATGAAAACGCACACCTTGTCATCCGACATTTTTGAAGGATCAAATTTTCGCAATTGGAGAGCCATCTCCTTCCTACAATTTAAAAACAAATTTGACGGTGGCCTGGAGCGCGGGAAGCATTTATCATAAAAAGATGTTGACAGGTACTAGAGGAGACTTCAATGTCGGCCGGATATATTCAACTCGCGGCTCTTGGGCAGCAAGACGCGTACCTCACAGGAGAGCCTCAGGTGACGTACTTTTCAGGCGTGTATAAGCGCCATACACCGTTCGTTCTAGAGGCGTACGACATCCCTTTCAACGGTCAGGATGTCGGCTACGGCAAAACAAGTATATGTAGGATTCCACCCAAGGGTGATCTCATACGCGGGCTCACACTTAAAATGACCTTGCCTCCTCTTTTCAATCCAACAAACGATTGGATATGGCCGACCCTCCCATCTTCGGCAAGTTTTCCGGCCCTCCAGTTTGGATTTTCAAACGGTACCGTGTCCGACCTCGTCTCGGCATCTTTTGATGTAAGTTTCTATTCAACAAATGTTAATGTATTAACAACTTGGTTCATTCCATTCACGCAGTATGTCAGTTATTCCTCTTCAACAAACAAGTTTATATTCAGTAACGTTGCAAACGTCATCGTTCAATACGGATTTTCTGAAACGAATGTTGGTTCATCAGTTTTCTGGGGACTTGATCCAATAAACTATTCAACTTTGGATGCCACTGGAAATCTCGTCTACAACGCAACGGTGTCATCACTTTCTAATTTAAGTGCAAATTCCACTATAAATACTCAATCAAATACGTATATATCAACATTGACGCCCGATTTCACCCTTCAAGAAGCAGGGTGGTTTCAAACAACGCCAACTGCAGAAAATTCATTTTTCGGTCTCTACCTATCCCTAGCGCAACCCGTCTCATTCACCACAAGTTCACCACAGCTTATAAACTTTAACGCGTTGACACCAAGTACCAACTTCCCATATTGGGCATCTCCCTACCTGGTTGCCACGAGTTTTATCATATCAGCCGCTGGTCTTGTCCAGTTTGCACTTCCGGGATACTATACACTTCGGGCGGGGTTTAACCTGAGCGCAGGCGCGGTGGTTTCCATAAGTTATGGCACGAATACGACTGGAACCATCCCCTTGACCCCTACGTTTTTGTACACCTACACGTATACCGTTTCACCAAATCCCACATCTCCAGCCATCATCCCAATATATGAAACAAATGGGGGGACCTATTACTACTTTTACGTACAGACGAATATGCCATGCACCGCCCTCAAGGGAAGTTACTTTAGTGCTACATACGCCGATGACACATACCAGTTTTCAAATGACGTCACACTTTCTAGCACGTCTTTGGCTCCAGTTCCCCTTACCGGAAACATTGGGCCTATTCTCAACTCTACGGTCACTTTGGACACAAATTCTATGATGAAGTTTGCCGTCAGTGGCTCGTACCTGATTTCGGGTGTTCTGTCACTTTCAAACACAGCCACAGAATCGTACGTGTCAAATATAGCCATAGGAGAACGGGCGAACATCGTTTACGTCTATGACATGTCGTCACAGGGGCGCAATCCCACATATGGGTTTTCCATTCCCCTCGTAGCAGACTCAAATCTTTCATACTATCTCAACGTCTCGTCAACTGAATCATTTTCAAATATATCAGCCAACTCTTTTTTCACTATAAATCAGGTGGGCGTTCTTCCAGGCACAAATCCGGAAAATATTCTTCCATACAACGGCATTTTGTTGAATTCATCATCAAACACTCTTACAAACCCCCTCAATTTGTCAACAAATTTCAATCTTTATTCAAATTCATCACTTATTTCAGTAACTCCATCTGGAACTCTCGCGTTCGCCAACACCGCATCATATATGTTAACGGGTGTTTTTTACACGACAAGCCCAGTAACAAACGTAATTATTACAAATACTTCTACAAATTCAAATGCATTTTTTAACTATACACTTGGGACGAGCGGGTCACCTCCTTATACCATTTCAGTACCGTTCGTTGTATCAAACACTGCAGGTACATATACAGTTTCAATCACAACACAGGATCCCGTATCAAATGTGAATAGCGGTACATATATTGCCTTATCTCCTATCAGTACACAGGCATACGACTATTTGAATCAAAGGTATAACTATTATGACTCTGTAGGTACGATAGCCATTACACGAGCCGATCTCAAGATAGGTGGACAGACTGTTCAAAGTCTTACAGGAGATTATATAGAAGTTTGGAACGAATTGAATATTCCATATGAAAATCAACCGGGTCTCCAGCTCTTGACGGGCAAGTACGACACACAAACGAACGTCCCACCCCCCGGTCGGACCTACTATATAAACCTACCATACTACTTTTACGATAAGCCGGAGCTGGCGCTGCCCATCGCCGCTCTCGGGAGACAGGATGTGGAGGTCTGGATCACCTTCAATAACTTTTCAAACTTGACATCAATTTCAGTTACAAATCCAACACTTCAAGCCACGATCATTACAGAATACGCATATCTTTCCAACCCCGAAATTGACTGGTTCCAAAGGCACCAACTTGACTATGTCATTTCACAGTGTCAATACGAAACCTTTCTTCTTGGACAAAATTTCAGATCTTCTATTTTTGATCTAAAATTCAAAAACCCCGTCAAGGAACTGTTTTTCCTCATACACCCTGACACTAATTTACCATATAATTACACAACCCCTGGGAGCGGGACGGACGCCGTCAATCTCGGAATGACGTTCAACGGCGAAGATGCGTTTTTAAGTTCAACAACCAACACACTTTATATAGGATCCATAGAGCCCTTTAATAAACACGTCAACTTCTTTTCAAAACCAACCGTCATCACAATTGATCAACCAAATACCTATGGGCGTCAATTTTACATGTATGCATTTTCTACAGATCCGTTCGCTACGACTTCGTCCGGTCAAATAAACTTTAGTAGGATCCGTCAGACGCTTCTTGAACTCAACATCACCAACACGGCCGGTAACTATCCTTCAAAAACTTTAGAAGTTATAGCCCTGTCTCAAAACGTCCTGCGTATTGAAAACGGTATAGCAGGTGTGATGTTCCATTAATGAGCTTTTAGGCGCAAAATAAATGCTTAGCATTTACTAGAGATGGCCGGTCGTGCCAGTTTGTCCTTTCTTGGTCAAGAGGACATTTCACTGAGTGGCGACCCAGAAGTCACATATTTTATAGAAAAATACCAGGGCCAAACTCCCTTTTCTTCCCGTGTGGATCGTGTCATCTTTGATGAGCAGGGGGTGTCGTTCGGGTCCCAAAATCACAGGATCCTTCCGCGCAACGGCGACCTCATCACAAACATGACGCTCTTTACCGCATTCCCTAGCCCCCCACCAGGTGTGAACGTCCTTGACTCTGTAGGTACCCTCATGTTTCAGTACATTGAACTATACATAGGGTCTGAGCTCATAGAACGCCTTTACGGCGAGTACATTGAGATGATGTTTGATTTAACAATTCCAAAGGGAAAACAGCCCGGTCTGTCCTTTCTAGACGGTAAGAATCTCCAATACATTTCAGCGCCTCAGCTCGCATATACTGTTCCACTCCCCTTTTCCGTATTCAAAAAGGGTCTTCCACTGTGCGCCTTCAAGGAGGATGTGACAATCAGAATCGTATGGAACCCATCAACATACTTTACATCCCCTCCTACACTCATCACCACCCCCTTCACCTCTCAATTGAATATAGAATACACTTACTTGGCTCAAAATGAAATTGATTTTATTCGTAAATCCCATATACAAATTTTTGAACAAATTCAGCTCAATCAATTTTTCGCACCCTATGGGACCAGCTTCGTCCACTGCGATCTCAATTTTTACAATCCAGTAAAAGAACTCTACTTTGTTTTGCAACAAGATTCTGCACGTGGGTACGATTACAGTAACGTGGCGACCGCTGCCTCCGCTTCGGGGACCATAGGAACGGGTGATATCCTCGCCCAGCTTCAGTTTGACTTTAACACTACAGAGCGCATCTCAAAGGACGTCGGGTCGCCCCAATTCCTGCGGATCATCCAGCCCCTAGAGTTTCACACGAGGGTACCGGACCGCATATTCTACATGTACTCATTCAGCTTGGATCCACAGGACGATTCTCCAACCGGTTCCGTGAACCTGTCACGAATTCAGAATCAAAATTTGTATCTGTACCTCAACCCTACACCTACCAACGTAAATATTAGGGTCTACGCAGCGTCCTATAATTTCCTAGAAATATCCAACAATTCGGCCAAGGTGATTTTTTCCAACTTCTTTTAGTTAAAACATACGAGGCCAAGTAACGTAATGAATACCGAAGCTTTTGAACAGACGGCGACCGATCTTTTGCTCCCGGTACTAGAGTCTGCTACGGTGCTCGCAGGTCACTACGCCAAGGCGTGTGGCCGTGATGTTGTTCTCGCAGAGGACATGAGTTACGGGCTCATGTTCGCCGCCAGGAACGTGCTTGGGAAGCACGTTGGCACCCTGTACCCTGAAGTTTACGAGGAAGAGGACACCGACTCTGACTCGGTTCCTGATTTGGTGTCAGATGACGAGGACGACCCGGAGTGGACCCGTTACTCAGGCGACGACGACCTCTCCCTCAAGATGAATGAGTGCGCCGACACATGGGCATCATGGGAGCCTTCCAACTTTGCAGAAAACGCGTTGAAAAACGCGGTGGACAAAAATTCAGTTTTTGGTAGAGGATGAGTTTCATCAATTATACAATTTTTGATGAAGATTCAGAAGAAGAAACAAGGTACTCAAGCTTTGTTGACCTGGAGGCGTTTGAAGAAAGTGACGCCGACACACCAGAAGCTTTTGATGGTACAGAAAAGGGCTCCGAGTTGGAGCCAGGTCAGGACGACAGGTCGCACGTCAGACCATGGGACCCGAGTGAAAATTTTTTTAATCTTATATAGTAAAACATGGCGTCTACTGTGATGAGTATCGCAACCTCCGTCGAGTCCCAGGCTCTGAACACCGTCATCGGTGGGTTCTCCTTCGCCGCCGCGCTTGCGTGGTACGAGGTTGTGAAGAAGGTTGTGGACCGCGTCGCCAAGTCCAACGGCAGCACCCAGGGCGCCGTCATCGCGGCACTGGTGACCACCCTGCTCGCCGTCCTCGTGTACATGATCCTCAAGACGTTCATCACCAACGTGGAGATCAAGGAGCCCAGCCAGCCCATGTTCGCGGTGACCCGCTAAACAATCTGCGGGACGGGGGCTTTTGGCCAACTTTTCCACACGACAATAGCTGCAATTAAACCTAAAATTATCAAGACCCACGGGATCCGTTTTTTGGGTTCGGGTGGTGGAGGCGGTGCTACTTTCATAGCCTCCACGATTCGCTTTATTTGTATTTCTTCAAGGGGTATAGGGGGTGGCAGGGTGGGCTCTGGGTCGGGTGTCACATGAAGACGCAGTACGAATGCGTTGGTGTTCCAGCCTCTAAAGTCAAGGGGGTTTCCGGACTTGTCAATCCACCTCACCGTCAGGCGCTGCAAACTGTTGATGGGCTCCGGATAATCCACTGAAACTCTATAGTCCTTATTTTCATGAAAATTCTTAATACACGCCGAGCCCACATCCATGATGACGGGAGCGAATGCCCTGTTCGCATTTGATCCTGAAATTGTACCTGTAGTCCCCTGAAGAGATCCAGTATCAACGTTAAATGGCGTTCTAAGTTCATCAATATCTAAAAATACATATTCATTGAGTGAAAAATCAACAAGGGTGACTGACTTTACTATAAGCTTTCCGGCATACATAGGGTCAAGGGCCGTAGCGGCTGTGCCCGTGTACGTGCCGACCGGCAGACCAACCATCGTACCAAACTCATCAGACGTGATGTTCAGTATAAAAGATGGGGCGGCTATTGAAAAAATAAAATGACCCTCCTGTGGAAGATAGTCAAGAGCCAAGCCGGCTGCGGTGACGGCCTGTGCAAGGTTGTACGCTGAATAGAACCCCTGGTTGAGAGAAACGTTTGAAGAGTTGTATGCAAGAACATTTGAACCATTGGTCAAGTTGTATATCGTGTTGGGTACGCGAGCACTGACAAGATCCACCCGTTCTATATTTCTGATGGGTCTTGTCAGATGAAGTACATAACTGTTTCCTTGAGGATATAAGGCAACATCACGGTTCGCGGCGTCTGCGAACAGAAGACGCTCCGAGGCGTCCTCACCCGTGTAATTCATTCTATTTTTACAACTTATTAAAAAAAGGGCTCATGCAAAACTCTTTACCAGCCGGTACCATGGTGTTGAGCACGCCTACGTTCGCCGAGCTCGCAGGACAAAACACGACTCGCCCATCTGGAACCAGCGTGCATCCAAAAAACTTGCCCGTAGCTGTAGACACCAAGGCACAGTTTGAATATGTGAGGGTCCCTGGATCAAACATACCCACGTTTGATGCGTCTGCGGGGGCGAATATCACGTTTCCTGATGGCAAAAGAGTCCCGCCCTGGAAATAGTTTGTACCGCCAATTGCACCCAGTTGAATATTTGAATACCCCCCTGCTGCTATAGGACTTGATACGAACGTTGGGTTATAAACCACTACGTTTGTTGACGTAGAAGGTGGGAATATAACGTTTCCATTAGGAGACAACACCGATGATTCCCATGTGAGTGTTGATGTGATAGGGCCGACGTTTGTAAATGCTGCCGTAGTCAGAAGAGCCGTATTGTACATTCCTATATTACCTGATGCACCCATCGGACTCATGACCACGTTTCCGCTGGGCAACAGAACACCCGACCCGAAAAGAGAGAGGCCCTGTCCGGCTATCGGCCCGACGTTCGTCATGGCGAGCGTCGTGGGGTTGAAAATTCCTATATTTGCAGAATCTCTAGGAACCATGACGACGTTTCCAGTTGGGCTTAGCACGCCCCCCTGGAATCGGAAGCCGCTACCCGCTGCGGCCGCGCCAACCTGTATATTAGAATAGACGTTAGCCACTGGATTATAAAGTCCTACGTTAGAGTTATTCCAGGGTATGAAAACGACGTTACCGTTCGGCACGAGCACACCACCTCTGAACTTGTTGGTCGCCGCAGATATTCCTGGTACCACCACATTTGAATACGCTCCAGTTGCGGGTGTGAAGAATCCCACATTTGAGGCGTTCTGCGGAACGAAGAGAACGCGACCGTCGGGCAATAAAACAGACCCAGCGAACGCCGACGAACCGCTTGGTCCCGCCACTATGTTTCCGTAGACGGGATTTGAAGACGTGGCCCACCACGACTTGCTCGGCTGCGAGGCCGCGTTACACGTGGCTGAAATCCAGGCCTGAATTGTGACGGCGTTTGCAACGTTTGGCGTGAGGTAAGGACCTCTCTTGAAAAGATCTTCATTGTAGTAAATCGTTCCAGATACTATCAAGTTTGTACTTGTGAGTGCGTTTGAGGCATATACGTTGCCTTGAACCTGGAGGGTAGCACCGAGATTCGTAGACGTGTTGATACCAACGGAGCCCGATTGACCATAAATTGAAGTTGTATTGAGTGTAGTGACGTTCAGTGTGCCAAAATTCAAACTGACAGTATTGAGTGTAGTTATGTTGGCGCTTGTTGTATTAATACTTGTCGCATTAATATTCGTCGTGAAAACGTTGGTAGCTGTCAGCGCGTTGGAGACCCATATGTTCCCCGTGACAGTCAAGTTGGCTCCGCTTGCGCCACCAATATTGAATGCTGATGTGATTATGAGGGTAGTTGTATTGGTCGTGGTGGCGTTTATATAATTGAGTGAAGTTATATTAGGGGTTACTATAGAATTAGACACGTACACATTTCCTTGAACGCTGAGAGCGTTTCCGAAAGGGTTCGTACCTATTCCAATGTTACTGGCATTTAAAACATATGTGTTACATGTTTGCACAATATTAGCCGTTACTGTGAACACATTCTGAGCCGTCACGGTATTTGATACATACGCGTTTCCGTTGACGCTTAGGGCGTTGGCGGATGGATTCATACCGATTCCCACATTTGAAGTCACCACAAGTGAAAACACGTTTTGGACACCCGAAACGTTAGAGTTTGTGGAAACGACGTTAGTAGTCGTGAGTGCGTTGGAGGCGGTCACGTTCCCTGCTTGCGCGGTGGTGCCGACCAGAGACGTTATGTTCACAGAAGTGATGTTTGCATTTGTAGCAAATATATTTGAAAATGGAACCGTTACATTTCCTATTCCGGCCGTTGAGGAGCCGGCTAAGATGTTCCCATAAAATTGGGAAGACGCCCCCTGAACGATGAGATTACCCTGAAGCGTCGTATTGCCCGTCGTGTTAGAATCACCAAAGTTGGTGATGATGGGCATATCTAGTAATTGCGGAGCAATTATTTACGGGCGGGATCCGGAGGATCCCTTTGCAGAGCAATTATTTACGGGTCCTCAGAACTTGTTGAAATAAGGTGAAAGGCAAAACTCTTGTGAAACTGGAGAAAAGGTATCAATGACACCCACATTCGCCGAGTCATAGGGTGTGAAAACCACCTGACCGTTTGGCAACAGGGTCGCGCCTGAAAATGCTATTCCCGACGTTTCCGCGGCCACCGAGTTTGAATATGTCAAGGCTACTGGATCAAACATACCCACGTTTGCAGAGGTTCCTGGAGCGAACACAACGTTACCCGAAGGTAGAAGTGCCCCTCCTCTGAAGAAATTCGTTACAGAACCTGCTATAGGTCCTACATTGGTTGAAGTTCCGGTAGTAGGGTTGATTACATATATATTTGAACCACTTGGTACTGTGATGACGTTTCCATTGGGTGCGAGAACCATACCATTGAACACGTCCGTTCCGACTACTATATTTGAAACTAAATAAGTAAATGCTTGTTGAAACGACATGACATTTGCTGACCCTATTGGACTGAACATTATGGCACCTGAAGGTAATAGAACCGAGCCCGTGTTGTACCCATCGGCTGCCAAGATAACGTACGCCGTACCGGCACTGCCACCGGGAGCGGATACAATTGCCCAAAGTCCGAGCGAAGATGACCAGGTTATATATTTACTCCCAAATAATGAACTAATAGGTGGATTCATTGTGTACCATGACTTGCCATCTCTTGAGTAAGCCCCCACACCTGCACTAGATCCATTGACGTACCCAACGGCTATGAACATGTTTGCTTCTGGAGACCACGAGACGCTGGTCCATTCAGATGCGACTTCTACACTTGATAAAGAAGGTGACGCCGCGCTCCAACTTGGCGCCCCGGGTGGCGCCGGAACCCACGCCGATCCGGGGTCCGAACCGCCGCCGGTGCTCCCTACGGCAACAAATATGTTTAAAGTACTTGAATATGCAACTGAATTCCATGTAGACCCTAAACTCTGTAAGGTTGTTAGACCAAACCCTGGAGTGGGGAACCGTGCCCAAGAACCTCCACTGTAATACCACGCCCCACCTGCGGAAGTTGTAACGGCGAGTTGATTCCCAAAAGAATCTGTAGTCAATGATGTGTACTGTGCAATTGATTCTCCCGTGGGTGGTTGGGCGTACCAGGAGAAGCCATCCGGAGTTAGAGCGTAATCTGTTCCCACAAATACATTACCAAACCCCAAAGCTACAAATGTATTATCAAAAGAGTTATACGCCAAGGCTTGCCATGTCATTGTTGAATTTATACTATAAAGGTTCTGGAATGCTGACGGCGCATTCCAATTTATTCCATCAGTGCTATATGCTGAATTATAATTACCGTTTCCTCCAGTCGCGACAAACCGAGTTGGACTAGCCGCGACGGCCCGCCAAATGCACGTAGGATCAACTGAAGCAAGCGTAGTTCCGAATGAGAAACTCCATGTTTGACCATCAGAACTATAATAACTTTGGCCGGAGTTTATGATACTCACGAATTTGCCTATTCCCGATGACCATGCTATTGACGCACCCGTTGCCATCAGCGTCCCGGCCGTTACTGAAAATGGGTTCGGTAGCTGCTCTGTTGGTATTGTATATGAAACTTGGTTATTGTACAAAGCTATTTGTGAAGCTCCTAAACTTGAAGAATACTTGCTAGGTGTTAGCCAAACACCTTCAGGTGCTAAAACGCCGTTATATGACTGCCCAGAAAGTGGCCCGACGTTTGAAAATTTTGAAGTGACAGGATTAAACAGGCCTATATTTGAAGTTTGAGGCGCGAAAAAGACGTTTCCGTTTGGCAAGAGAACTCCTCCATTATACCCAGGGGGCACGCCAGGGACGGATGCGAAAGCCGAAGTGCTGGGATTGAAAATGCCTATGTTCGTACAGTTTGACGTGACAAATACCACACGGCCATCGGGCAAGTAAACGCCACCCGAATACGCGTTGGAGGTTGCGGAAACTGAAAGAACGTTTCCGTAGGCCGGTGCGGGGCTCGTGCACCAATAAGACTTGGTGGACGCGTTGCACGTCGCGGAGATGGCTGATTGAATTGCCGATGCGTTTGTAGAGTTTGGCTGCAAATAAAGTGAACGTTTCGTCAGGTCTTCATTGTAGTAAATTGTGTTTGTGACTGATAAATTAGTTGAGGAAAGGGAGTTTGAGGCGAATATGTTATTAGTAAAGTAGTTAATAAAATTTATGGTAGGGTAGTTAATAAAATATATAAATGATCCACCTTGCCCGCCATAAATAATGGCTCCCCCCGTGGACGAAAGACTTGTTTGCCCCCCATAATATGTAAACGAGCCTGGCGAATTGGCAAACGATGGAAATGTATATGACGCTGGAGACCCTGCAAGTAAATTATAAAAAACTACTGCATAAGATGGGCGTGAGCGGGCAGTATTATACGCAAAAACAGCAGCTATATCACCGTTTGATGAAATTGATGTAGCGTATCCAAACCCATCATTAGCAACAGGTGAGTACGGAAGTTGAGATGCCGACCCCCACGAACCACCGGTATACTTGAAAATCGCAGCATAACCGGCGCCACTTGAAGCCGTCCCTGCGCCTACTATTGCTGTATTACCATCAGATGACAAAGAAACGCCGCTTCCGAAATTCGCACCAGCTCCCGCAGTTGAAACTAATGAAGTTCCCGCGTCCCATGTACCCGAGTATAGAAACACCTTCGCCGAGTTTGCACCCTGTGCACCTACAATAGCTGTATTACCGTTGTAAGACAAAGAAACAGCCCACCCAAACTGGCTGCCGCCGCTGGTCAGCGCAGTTGCGGTACCCCATGAAGAACCGTTCCATTTGTAAACCCCTGCCCAATCGGACCCGGGTGCGCCTACTATTGCGGTATTTCCATCTGATGATAGTGCAACTGACCAGCCAAAACTACCACTAACAGGACGTGTTAATACTGTTGCTGACCCCCATGTTCCACCCGTGAATCTATAAACAGCTGCATAGCCAGCGCCAAACCCTGCGTTATATGCACCAACAAGTGCGATATTGCCGTCATAGGATAACGAAACTGCTGAACCGAACCGCGGGTTTGAGCCCGTGGCCGTTGAAACCAATCCTGATTGATAGTTCCATGAACCACCGGAATATCTATATATAGAAACGGAACCTGGAGACCCAGAGGGGTTGGGAGCTCCAATAATTGCCGTAAGGCCATCATATGATAGAGCATCGGACCAACCAAGATGCTGATTAGTGTCCGATGCAGAAAATTTCAATGTAGTCGAGGGGGCTCCGATCGCAAGACTTTGATAAATTGAAAGAACGTTTATACTATTCACGTTTAGTGTTGGAGACATGTTCGCAGATCCTGTGACCATGACGGTGGTCGCGTTCATTGTCCGAACGTTCGCTCGCGTTGAATAAATGTTGGCAAATAGGTTTTGAGTCACTAACGCATTTGAAACGAAGACGTTCCCTTGAACCTCAAAAGTACTCGCGGAAACACCTGGACCCACGTCTATAATCCCTATAGTGCTCAAGGTTGTCGTTTTGAGAGTGGCGGCGTTAATGGTCGTCGCGTACACATTTTGAGTCAAAATTACGTTTGAAACCCATGCGTCGCCCGTAATGTTCAGGTTCGCTCCACCAGTTGGATACCCTAAAGATGAATAAAAAATTATTTTCTCGGAAAGTGAAGCTATTAAAATACCGCATGAGGAAATCGTCACAGATTTTCCAAACTGACTAATTGCGGGTGCATATGCGAGTTGGGTCGCTGAGCTCCAGGTCCCGGCCGAATAAGTGTACTTGGCGGCGTAACCCGTGCCACTAGAGGCGTTGGGCGCTCCCACCACCGCCGTGAGTCCGTCTGCTGAAAGAGCGACTGACGCGCCGAAATTGGCACCCGCTCCAGCACCTGAAACGAGTGTTAAAGTACCACCTGAATTAATAGTCGCCGCATATCCTGCACCACTTGAGTAGTATGGAGCGCCTATAATCACAGAACCACCGTCAGATGAAATAGCAACCGAGTATCCGAAATAATCTGATGCGACTAGTCCAGTAGATACGCTTGTCTGACCTGTCACATTAACTCCGTTAAAACCATAAAGCGCCACTGTCGCGTAACCGGGCACACCAACTATTATAGTGTATCCAATACCCATTAGACCAGCCCCATATCCTGAAATGGCAACAGAATAACCAAAGTATGAAACGGGCCCATAAGGGTTACTTAGTGAAAGAGCACTACTCCATATACCGGCGGAGTATGTATAAACATATGCGGCTCCGATACCCGGATTACCTACGACTGCTATATCCCCCGCAGGTGAAATAGCAACCGAAGATCCAAACGACTGACCAGGTCCGAACGAGCCTGGTATTAGGTCTGTGGGAGCAATACTCCAAGCCCCATTAACGAACGTAAAAACTCCAGCCAAGTTGTTACCAGGGGTGCCAACTATTAACGTGTTTCCATCGTACGAAAGAGCAGCCGCGTACCCAAATGTAGGTGACGCGCTACTGTAGTTAAGTAGTTGTAAATTAATCATATCCCAATATCCACCAAACACGTTAGAAGTGAACCTATAGATAAGCCCATATGTACTGGTAAAAATAGTTTGAAACGTTACCATCGTTGAACCGTCACCTGAATAATAAACATTTGAACCCCAATTGGGCGTCCCCCCAAACGGATTGGTCAAAGTTGTTGGACTTGCGGGTATTTGATACACTGGATTAACTATTCCAGTCGTCACTAAACTACCTGTGTTAATTACTCCAGAAACGTTTAGTAAGTTGTACAATGAAACATTGGCCGTCGTGAGGTTGGAAACGTACGCATTGCCCTGTACCATAAGGTTCGCACCCCCCGAGGTCCCTATACCTACATGAGTTGCCCCGAGCGAAAAGGTGTTTGAAACTCCAGACACGTTCATTAGGGTCGTGAACAGATTACCACCCTGATACGCGTTTGAGGCCACTACATTTCCTGATAAAAATACAGTGGATGCTTGAATTGTCGTGTTCATGCTCGTGCTATTTGAACTGATCGCAAATACGTTACCGAAAGGAGCTCCAGGAGTTCCTATGCTTTTGTTGCCCAGTATATTTGACGTGAAACGTGAGGTGGCCCCGTATGAGACGAAATTTTGAACAATATTCGTGTTCCCTGTGGTCACAACGTCTCCAAAATATGTCGTGGCCGACATCCTCTAGTAGAAGCCTAGAAACTAAATACCGACTTACTTTACATAAAGTCCAGTGAGCCGGGTCGGAGCGGAGCTCCTCCTTCACTGGAGTCTATGAATTTTTACACAGGCGCCAAAGGCCAAACAATGTTAAAGATCTCTCTGGGCGAGAGGATTTTTAGGGGGCTGGTACAAAAAGGACACTATAGAAATTCAACTTTAAGATTGAAAAGAAATAGTGTTCAAATTGTACCAGGGGGTGGGATGGTCTTCCAGTAGTCACGGTCCTGAGCCCCAAGTGAAAGGGTACTGTGAAACAGGCGTGTCCTCTACGTCGTCCATGTCCAGGTATGCGTCCGGACGACCGCCCTCGGCTCTGTACGTGACACGGTCCCTCATACCTGTCGGCCCGTCGGGGTCCGTTCCTTCAGGAACAAACTTAATCATAGGACTTGAAGTGATCAAAGCCTTAAGCCGGGCCTTCATAGCCTCTTCTTCCGTTTTGAAATAGCCGACCAATTTACCGGCCAGAGTAACCTTCCAGGCCTTGCCCTTTTCACGGCTCGCTACGTACGTCACGCCCACGGCCTTGGACGAAGACTCTGTGCGCTTGACCGTCCTGACGGCCGACTTGACGAGGTTCTCCTCCCTGAAATCCCAGGGGTCTCCGTTCACGTGAGTCCACGGGCCCTTGGAGCCTTTGATGACGTCCTGGAGGTACACGCGCTTCCCGAACATAGTGGCGAACACCTGGTGCGTCTTGGCGTGCTGGAACCACGTGTACTGGGCCAGGTTAGAGTGGGTCGAGACCTGGGCACGATGAAGCACCGTCCGTATACCATCCACGTACCGCCAGACCATGATCGTGTCCGTCATGGTCGTCCTGGTACAAGACTAACATTATAATTTGGGCCGGTCACCCCTACCCTACCCACCCTGAATTCGTTTTTGAAATTCAAAATTTTTATAACCTAAATGAAAAAACCTGTAGTGTTCAAATTGTACCAATTTCCATAAAGTCAAGGGATTCCATCGTAGATGAATCCCCCTTGAGTCTATGAATTTTCATGTAAAATTAAGCCTCCTGAACCGGCTCAGCCTCTGGGACGACCTCAGCCTCGGGGACGACCTCAGCCTCGGGGACGACCTCAGCCTCTGGGACGGGCTCAACCTCCGCGTGAGTCAAGAGACTGGAGAGACGCGAGCCAGTGACGGGAGCGACGGGAACCGAACCGGGCACTGAAGGCCAGGGGACAGAATCCGTAGGATTCTGGACCTCATCCGGCAAGTCGCGCAGGGCCTGCCTGTAGGCGAACCAGGCGTCTTTCTTGTCTTGGCTGAGGTGCGCGTCGGCCAGGGCGACCCAATCACTGGCTTGGAGTCGGTGGTTGCGTTCGGTGCGGAGGGCGGTCCATGCGGCGGCGGTCACGGTGTCGGCGTCGAGAGAGATCACGTACACGTCATCAACCACGGAAACCTTGAGGGGCTTGCCTTCGAGTCCGTCTGGGACGGGGACGGTCATGAAATCGGCCCAGGGGCCTGTAAGATTTGACGGGGAAGGGACAGTTCCAACGACCGAAGGTCCTGAAGGATTTACAACAGCCTGCATTCTCTACTATAACTCTGCGGAAATTTGCACAGTAACCGCACCTGTACCGCCAGCCCCCTGATTGTCGAACAATTTGCACGCTGCGCCGTTCGGCGGGTTGCCTCCACTGAAAGCGTTTATGTAAATAATCAAGGCGTTATCAATTGTAGCGTCACCCTTGAAGTATGCGGTGGGTGTATATGTAGTCGATCCAGCGTTCAAGCGAAGCGTGGAGGAAGGGTTGTTAATTGTGAGTGTAGGGGAAACATTACTGGAGACGCGCATAGGTACTGGCAATGGCAACGTGATATAAGCAGTGGGTGTAGACTCAACTGCTCCAAACCCCAAGACCATATACGGCTTGGGACCGTATTGTACGTAGTACCTCTGACACAGCGCCAACTCCTGAGCGTAATTGCGGAACTCGAAACCCGTAGCCACGGTCCCGCGCTCGAGCTGGACGCCTGTGAACTCGATGTAGTTGCCGGCCGACTGGACCCAGTTGTAAGCACCGGCAGCCGTCACGTAATTACCCGAAAGCCACGTATTTGGTGCGCCGGTGAAGGTGGTGCCAATATTATTGAAATAAAACAATGACATGCTGATTCCCACGCCATTCGTTGTGAGCCACGTGGTCCCGTTAGGTGGCGGGGGGATTGTCGCGGTCGCGTACTGCCAAGTGTTTGCGCCTATTGTTGTAACTGTTGATATGTATGAACTAGTTCCACCACTGTTTTTGAAAGGAACGCTCAAAACCGAACCTGACGGCAAGTTGGAACGGTACCAGAAAGAAAGGGTCACAGGTTGACCGAAAGACGAGCCCCATTTGAGATCTGAAATGTTGAACCCTTCGATGTATTGATAACCTGGAATATTATCCAAATTTGTAGTTGCTCCAGAGACGACCGTCACCGTGTACGAGTTAGAAAACCCAACTTGCCATGGAGTGTCAGATGCCGTTAAAAGTCTCTGGGCGACGGTTATCGTACCACCCGAAGCGCTCACGTAACTTCCCCAACGGTCGATCGTTTGGTATAACACTGAAGTAGACATCGTCGCACTCGTCCCCCTCTGCGCGATCCGCATGTCCCCGTTGATGATGCGATTCCTGAAAGACACCGGGTTTCCACAGGAAACCGTGCCCGAGACGACGAGATCGCCGGCAACCTCGAGGGACCTCTGAGGATTGGCGATGCCGACGCCAACCTTGGAGTCGCTGGTGACGCAGAGGGATTCTTCGGTGCCGTTGAGGACGTAGGAGTACATGTTTGTCGCGTTGGCCGAAACGACCGAGCCCACGACGAG